TAGATTGCGTGAACATTGTCTTCAACATTCCAAGAACTGCTTGACGAGTAGTCCTTGAAATCAGAACGCAACTGCTCAACAAGCGATGTTGTCGGAACAATGATGAGGATCTTCTTGCCTTCACTCTGTAGTTTCTTCAGATAGAAACGCATGAGTGAGTAGATAATCAGACTCTTACCACTTGCAGTTGGTGATAGGAGCAGACATCTCTCTTTATTTACAGCATGAACAAATCCATCAACCTGATGCTCATGTGGCTTTATCGGATTTCCACTAGCCATGATATTCAGGCTTTCGATATAACGCTTGCCAGCGTCGTGGAAATACTCAGAGTTTCTTACAGGATAGTCGGAGAGATCAATCTCGTAATTACGATCTTTTGCAAACTTGATTAGGTAGTCTACAAGACCGCGATAGATTGTCTGAGAGTGGATATTGAAGAGTTTTATGTCACCAGACCACAATTTGTTCTTGTAGGCTGGCATGAACTTGTAACCAGGAACCTTGAATGTGAAATAGTCTGAAAGTTCTCGCGCGATGTTTCGTTCACATCGGACTTTCACATACACAGAATCAACAGGTTCCACCTTCAATACATCCATACACATATTTATGGTTCATGTGCTGCTCCATTGATACGAATTGTCAATTCTTGAGGATTGCAGACCTTTTCTTCGAAAAAAACTACCTCTATCTTGAACTGTTCTAGAGTCATGAGGGCAATTTCCTTGCTCTCGACAGGTGTTTTTTCGTAATACATGTCTTGCACAGGCTTGTGTATCACAACTCTTTTGATACCAGCATTTACAACCATCTGAGCATCCTGTGGGTGTGAGAATACAGGACTATAGAGTGTGGTTGATTCTATTCCAAATCCTCGTCCTGCACAATGACTAATAAGTTTAGCCACAGGAGACATGATGAAATTTGAAATATGAAAATCCGCTATTATTTCAGGTAATCCCTCTTCAGGACAGTAGACCGATAATGGTAGGTTATTTGAGGCAGCAGCAATAGGACTATTGGCATCGTCTTCAACTAGGAGCGCACCCAACTGATCGTAGAGACAGGAGCGTGTTGCATGAATATACGCCTGACGCAACCATATTCTGTCTACAGGATCATTAGGTCTAAATCGTTCCATTGATGAATTTCTTCCATTCTATAGCATTTTTGATATCCCAACCACGACTTGTAATCTGCTTCGTGATTGATGATAGGTAATTGACTTTTTCACGCTGTAGGGCAAACTTTGCCTCTAGATGAAGTATATCTCCATCAGCATCGACATAGGCATCAAGATCCTGACGCAGGATGCGCTTCTGATAAGGTTCCCAACCCAACTCATCAAGTTTTTCTTTGCTCATCACACCTGTATACCATTCACGCTTGTTTTGAGCGAGACGGCGCATCTGGTGTTCAATGGCTGTAAGACTAAGTGTCTCGTCATGTAGGAGACAGAGATATTTGTTGTGCAACTGTGGAGTTCGCAGCGATTCAACATCAAGACTAGTTTGGTCGATTTTTAGATCGGCTTCAACCATTTCACGAATTTGTGCGAGGTTCATTAGACTCTCTTGATAGTAAATGTTGTAAAACCAAATGAAGCCGAAATTGGTATCGGCTCAGACTCTGTGATTGTAGATGAATATTCGATAGAGTCAAGTGTTTTTGGAAAACAACCCTTGAATGTAAAGATTAGTTTTGGAACCTTTGCAGAATTTAGTATTGTAAGGGTAGCATCACTGAACAACTTGCTGTAGTTTGGTTCCACATCAGTATAATCGGTAAATGGAGTGAGTTTCTTCATCCAATCGTGAATTTCTTCGTAATTTCCAAAATTTTCATCTACTAGAAATGTAACACGAAGATCATCATAGTTCACTGAAGTTCCTGGATGTGCAATTGCCGTGCCAAATCTGGTCATCTGCTTTATATCACCAACTGTTACTGCGGGAAGGTTTATTCCTTGGCAAAAGTAGGTGGTATTTGGCAACCTGAGAAAATCCAATTTAAAATAGGTGTTTTGTGTTGGATTTTGGTTCTCAGGAATTCTGAGATTTGGATCGGTATTTAGTCCGTCGAGTGAGATATCGTATTCAGCCATATTAGTATGTAGAATTGAAAAGGGGAGCCTTTCGGCTCCCCTCTCCATTAGATTGTTACACTACTGTTGCTATCAACCTGTGGTTGAAGCAGCGTTCAAGCCGTGAAGATTTGAAATACGGAAGATGCGGTAGTATTGGTTTACACGAATTGCATTTGCGTGTGATGGGTCGGTGCGGTTAGCATCCCATGCTCCTGTGCTTGGGTTTACAGCAACCCAAGGATTGGAAACCATTCCGTAACGAGTCTTGAATCCAATCTTAGGTTGGAATGTAGTCTCGTTAATGGCGCGAACCATTTGGAGTGGAACATATGGGCAGTAGAACATACCAGCGTCATATGGTGAGGTTCCCTTATATCCTATGCAAGCAAAGTCATAGGAAGCGGTTCCGTTGCCTGGTCCCATGTATGGGTCGATGTAGACCTTCATCTTGCCATTGAGGGTTCCTGCAAAGAGGTTGCCTGTATCGTCAACTTCAAGGTTGACATTGGTTCCTGGCGAGAGTTGGAGGAATCCACCCATTGCGAGGGCTGATGCAACATCTGCCGAGCAGACGAGGAAGTTGCCCTTGCCGCGGCGCGTTTCCTTGGCGATGGTGTTGGCTTCACGCTCAATCTGGAACATGAGTCCACGGAAGCGTTCTGCCGACCAACGACCGTCTGAGTCACGGAGAAGATCGTAGACACCACCGACTGAACCGTTGAGTGAAAGTCCAGCAGCAGAGGTGCTACCCGCTGTCTTGTGATAGAGATCAGCCTGTTGTGCGCCGAGTTTAGCGGTGCGGTAGACATTACGGAGAACTTCGCGGTTGATTTCAGCAAGAATTTCTGTGCTGAGAATATTTGCGAGTTCGGTTTCAGCATCAAGACCGTGAATTGCCTTAAGGTCTTGTGCCAATTCAGTTGTATACTCAGCCTTGAGAGCGCGAGTCTTCGCAACAACCGATGTCTTATCAATGGTGAATGCCATTGTGTTGAAATCAGGGGCTGAGCCGAGATCTTCTGCTTGTGTGCGGAGAAGACCATAAGCATTGGTAAGACCAGTAGTGCTGTCATTAACAGTTCCGATTAGTGGATCTGTTCCTTGTGAACCTGTTGAACCGTAAGGATTTCCACCAGTTCCTGTGAATGAAACGAATGGTTCGTTGAAGAGGGCTTCGGCGTTGTTACGGCTAGTATAGTTGCTACGGAGAGCAAAGACGAGTCCTGTTGGACCAGTCATTGGCTGAACGCCAGCGATGTCGTAAGCAACGATGTTTGGCATCGAACGACGAACAAGGCTGATGAGGATTGGATCAAATCCTGCAAGACCGTTATACGATGAGTCGCTGCTGAGTGCGCCAGCAGAACCAAGACCGTTTGCAGGAATTGCTTCCATGAGTGCCTTCTCTTGGTTCTCAAGAAGAACGGCTGTTACACTGCGACGATAGGTGTCGCGAATTCCTGGAAGATCGCTGTGATCAAGAACTGGCGACCACTTTTCTGCCAGCATCTCAGCGTTTCCAAAAGTTGGATTTTGCTCAAACATTTCTTTCTCCTAATTTTAGGTCGGTTAAATTAGACCTTGGTGTTTCTTTTTGCAGCCTCTACGCGGCTGATTGCGTTGACATATTGACGCATTGCGGGTCTTACTTCAGTTTGCTCTTCAACCTCTTCTTCAATCTCAAACTCTTCGGTGAGTGAACGAGTTGAAACGCGAGGATTTGATGTGAGGTATGACTCGCGAAGAGTGCGGATCTTTCCACGGAAATCTTCTGCATCTTCGTATGAAACTCCTTCAACGAGTGAAGCGAGTTTTTCTACTTGTGAATCGGTTAGTTCTTCGGTTTCCTCAGCAAAGACATTCTTGCAAGTCTCTTCGGTGAGCGAAGCGCGAAGACGAACATTTTCTTCGATCTGACGGTTGAGTTCTTCCTGAAGTTCGCCATTGACTTGAGCGAACTCTCCGAGAACATCATACTTCTCGTCAGGAACATCAATATATGACTCTTGGAAGAGATTCTTGAGTCCACAGATGAAGTTCTCTGCAATTTCAGCACGAATGCCTTCGGTGACAGCGACTTCATTGTCCTTCATCCACTCTTCAACGACATATGAGAGATAATCGTTGAGTGAACTTGAAAGTTCTTCGGTGAGTGATTGAGTGAACTCAGCAACGGTGTTATCAAAGTCTTCTGCGAGTTTTTCATGAATCTCGTTGACGCGCTTGTTTACAGCGGCTTCAAAGACAGTTGTGACCTTTGACTTGAATTCTTCGGTGAGATCTTCGCCATCAAACATGGCTGAATAATCTTCAGTCTTGATCTTGAATTCGGACTTATCAGGAATCTTACCAGCCTTGGCTTTTGAAGCCTTGGTTGCAATGGTAGAACGGTTCTTCGCTGAGGTATCAGGACCAGCAGGGGCTTCTACATTGCCCTTACCGAGTTCGTCAACTTCATCGTCTGTTCCTGTTCCAACGAGAACTTCGTATGATTCCTCATACATTTCTTCATCGTCTTCAGAATCATACTGAGAATCGTCCTCTTCTTCATCAAGGACTTCCTCCTCGTCAAGTTCTTCCTCTTCATCAAGGATATCGTCATCTGTGACTTCATCCTCGTCAAGAGTCTCCTCTTCATCAAGGATCTCGTCTTCGTAGATATCTTCTTCGTTTTGAGGATACTGATCTGCCATTTCGTGTCTCCTAAGACTGTGTTATTATTTAGTATTTCAGAGATTTGACATGAAATCCTTGAAAATTCGCAACTTTTCTTCATCAAGTCTAGCAACAGGAGTCTTCTTGATAGCCTTCTTATAGGCATCAATCTTCATCTCCTTGAGGATTCCATTATCCCATACCCATTGTTTGCCTTCCATGATGCCATCAACAAATGCGTTTGGGGCAGATGGATCGGCTACGATATCAACAGCAGAGAGAACATAGTCTCCCTGAACCTCGTTGACACCATTTATTTCCTTTAGTGAACCCATTCCGCGAGACGAAACGCCTAGTTTCACCCCTTCGTCCATGAGATTCTTTACAATATTTCCATAGGGAGTATCAAGAATCTTGGCTTCACCGATGATATTGTTACCATCAAACTTAAGACCAGTAATCTTGTGTGCAACACGCTCAAGATTAAGGGTTGGACCTTCTGGATGTCCTAATTCGCCTAGAGCGCGACCAAAATCAACATATTTTTGAATATAACGCTGAACTTCGGGGAAAAGGTTTGCTTTTCTATAAACGCGACCATTGCGGTTCTTCGTTTCTGTCTCCATGAAGATGCCGCGAATTTTGTAGTTTTTCTTGCCGTCGCCAGAGGCTTCAGCAATAAACTTGAGATCGTCGTTTGTTTCGGTGATTAGAAGCATTTTAGCCCTTTCTTGCGTGAGCGCGAGCCATCTTCTGGAAGACTGCACCAGCGACACGCTTTCCAGCCTCTGCACTACCATACTTTCCAGCGGCTTTTGCTGCAATCTTAGCAAATCCACCTGTCTTATAGGTGCGTCCAAGACGCTTTACTTGAGCCATGCCACGCGCACCCTTGGGCTTCATCATGGCTTCCTCAACCTCTTCAACCTCTTCCATTGCTGCCATTGGCTTCTTCTTTAACTTGCCAGCCTTTGCAGCAGCCTTGAGGCGTGAACCCCATACTTCATCCTTTGATGACTCAACATTTCCGTCACCGTCATAATCCTTGTCAGCCATTCCAGCGGCTTCCTCAATATCTTCGTCTTCGCAACCGCAACTTTCGCAAACAGAATCTTCAAAGATCTCTCCAGCAAGTTCAATCTTACGATTTTCAATGGCTTCAGCGATACGAAGCATCAATTCTTCATTGATTTGCTTCTTAGCACCAATAAGGTCGTTTTCAATAATGCAGTTGATGATCTTTTGAGTATTCATTTATATCCTCTTAGCCCTGTGGGGTCTGTGTTTTAGCCATTTCTTGCTCTTCAGGTGTTGGCTCCTGTGCTGCTTGTGGCTGAGATGGAGCCTGTGGAACGCCTATTTGAGTTGGTCCCATTGCTCCGTAGCCAACAAGGTTAGGATCAGCACCCTGCTTCTCAATCTCTACCTTCTCATCAGCAATTTCTTCTTCAATTTGCTTTATCTGATCGTCTGTAAAGCGAAGAACATGCTTTTTCACATATTGCTTAGAGAAATACTTTCCTATGTAGGAATCTGCTGTATTTAACAATTCTAGGCGAGATTTTAACAATTCGCCTTCCTTCAACTCGGTGAAATACGAGTCCTTACGGAAGTCGAAGAGAATATCGCTCTGAATAATCTCCCATTCTTCGGGAGTTATAACCATCTTTGCTATAAGTTGAGTCTTTAGCAACTGTAGGAACATCTCTGCAAACTTCTTGCGTAGACGCTCAATGAATCGGAAGAACTTTACTTCGTCTCTAGAGATTTCAGCAGAACGACCCATATTGAAGCCATTATCAGCATCTAGACGGGTAGTAGGAACATGTAGAGACTGATATAGTTTCTTTTGGAAGTAGAGAACATCTTCCATCTCGCCAAGGTTCTGTCCACCGTCAAGCGTTGAGATTTCTGTTCCCTTACCACCTTCGCGGCGTGGAAGCCAAAAGTCTTCAAGCATGGACATGTGGCGGCGTTCATCGCGCATTTCGCCTGTTGTGGCATCATAAACCAACTTATTGCGATAGCGGTTCATGATCTCGCGTAGATACTGCTCTGCCTTGTTTGTAGGAAGATTACCGACATCAATATAGAAGATGCGGCGTTCAGGCGCACGGGCAATGCGGTAGATTACAACCGCATCTTCAATCATGCGTAGTTGATTGAGTGGTTTGATTGCCTTGTGAAGATACGAGAGAACTCGCTTCTTTGTGGCATCATACAAGCCAGAGTTTACCGTGCATACAGAGTCGATGGATACCTTTACGCCTTGTTGCGGACCATTGTAGGTCTGTATGAGATAATCGTCGTTTCCAGCCTGATCGTTGTAGACATAGAATTCTTCAACTGAATCTACAACTTCAACACCATTCTTTAACTTCTTCTTCTTTACATTACGATATTTGCGTATCTTGACAGGATCAATAGGTCGCAACTCAAGAATACCATCACGCTTATTTTCATTGAGAATAATATGGAAATGCAGTCTGCCGTCGATATACCATCGACGGAATAGTTCATAGCCCTTCTCGTTGAATTTGAGAAGTCTTAATATTGTATTGAATTCAGCCTTGATTCTTTTACGAATCAGGGCTGATAGATTTGGGATATTATCAAGAACAACCTCGACAGGTCGGTTTGTCTGATCATATACAATAGAGTCATTCACAATATCTTCGATAGCCATCTCTACTTCAGGGTGTAGCGACATCTCTCGGTATTTCTTGACGAGTTCGATGCTGCTCTTTGCGTCACCACTAAAGTCAACATAAGCACCATACTGTGCGCCAAGAGCAGCAAATGCACCGTCCTCTATTTCAGGTGGAGCAAATGACTTGTTCTTTGCTTCAGGTGGTGTGACATCTGAAGTGCCTTTTTTGATGACACCGTTGCGAGAGATTTCAAATCCGAAGACTTCAAAAGCCATAGTATATTCTTTATGTTATAGATTAAGCACCAATTTGACCATGCTGCGCTACGGCAGGACCGATGGTAAAGTATTGGTAGGAAATGTTCACAGTAAATTCTTCGATCTGATCTTGGTTATCATAACTGAGGTCGATTGCAGAAACTTCAGTTGGGAAGCAGCCCTTGAGGTTGTAGGTTTGTAGAGCCTCGTTACTGCGACCAAGTTGAGTGACTTGCCAATCTGCATATGGACTTTGGCTACCTGGTGCGAAGTTCAGACCAGTGCCAGTAATGTTTCCAACTGTAGATTGTAACTGTTCAATCCAGTTCTCAAACGCAGATCTAACATTGAAGTTGGTGGTATTGTAGAAGGTAAGAGTCCAGTCATCAAAAGTTCTGTCACCAGGAACCTTCAACTGACGA